CCAGAGAAGGAGATAAAGTTCGATTCTGAACAAACACCGCTTTGGAACGAACTTATTAGTTGTCCTTCTTATTTAAAAAGAGTGTATTTTGAATATGTTCCTGATGTAGTGGGTGCGGTTGATATGAATAGAACATCCAAACAATTCAAATTTCCTCTTAATGTTCTCCGTGAAAACGAAGACGTTGTAAATAAGATTGAGGAACTAACTGAATTTTTACACATAAAAAAAATTGGTTTTGAGTACAGACAATTAGAATTTTTTATACCTTTACATTTCAAAACAAATGAACTGGAAGATGATTCTGATGTTTTTAAAGAAATCATCGACCTCAATGGAGTATTCGTTCGTGATGATTATGGCGAACTTCTTGGGTTCGGAATTAATAAGTTTACAAAAAGAATAATTTATAACGACACCCATGAAGTGCTGAAATTCGATGGAATCGAAATGCAGTCAATAGGTGCTCCACATTAAAACCAGAATATTATGAGTGATTTTTTAGATAATTTAAAGAAAGCAGCAGATGAGGGAGAATTTAATTCAGAAGCAGCGAAGAAAATACTTGAAGTTCACGATTTAGCAGAAGCCAAACTTAAGGGCAAAAATGTTGAGGAAGAACTCGAAAACATAAAAAGTAGTCTTGAGGCACGTCAAGACGAAGCCGTTGAATCTGAGGAAATTAAACCAGTCTCTGAAGAAAAGGTTGCCGAAGCCTATACAGAATATGAAAAGAAAATGGCACAGTTTAAGAAACTGGATGCCATTAATGCGCAACTCGCAACACTAACCGAAATCGAAGACATGGTTAAACTAAGTATTGGTGATATGTTTAGTTTTGTTGAAGCACTCGAAAAACAATTTGAGAAAGAATTTGAAACTAAAGACCCGATGTTTGGTGAATTGCATTTGAAAATCGAAAGTATTAAATCGAAATATAAATCTTAAAACAAATTTTATGGCAAAAATCGAAAAAGCGTCTGAGGACGTAGTAAATCTCTTTGAAGAGGTAAGAAACAAAACCAGTATTCCGCATTGGGTTATGTTTGAGTTATTAAGTAACGACAAACAAAAAGAACTTTACAAAATTACGAAATTAAATGATGTTGTTGAAGTCCTTACTGAAGGCGTAAACTTCTCAGTGGTGATTAATGAAGAAATTCTTGACGGACTCCCTGAAGATATGCAGGAAATGGCAATCGAAGAATGTCTTGCTGGTGTTAGTGTGAGTGATAGTGATGCAATCTCTTTGGAGAAGCCAAACTTCAACACGCATACGGGCGTATTACAGAAGTTCGGACACGAATCAGTAATTACCTTGCATGAGTCAATTAAGAGTCTATATGACGCTAAAAAGCAGCGAGAAGACGAAGAAAAGGCTGCAACCAAAGGTAAGCGAGGCAGAAAACCAAAGGTATAATACATAAGCATATTTTAATTAAAACAATCCCGACAGTTATTTGTCGGGATTTTTTTGTTTATAAGTATTTATAGGAAATCAATTATAATGAATTCATATAACATCACATATCCCTTTAAGGATAATAATGAAACCAGAAGTTTTATTCAGATGAATCAAGTGAGTAAGGATTCGTACAGTTCCAACCTTCTCCTTTTACTATTAACTCAAAAAGGTGAGAGATATTATGAAAGTGATTATGGTACGAATTTGATTAAATATATCTTCGAACCCAACGACCAATTAACGGCAACTGATGTCGAAGAAGAAATACGAAATACCGTGGCATTGTATATGCCAGAGATAAAAATCACATCGGTAACATTTAATTGGAACGAAAACGATAGGGGTGAACCCATATCAGAAAACCAATTGAATGTTAACATACAATTTGTATATACCGAGGGTTCATTAACAGAACAAGGTAATATTGATTTAAATTTTTAAAACATAGAAAATGGCAACAGAAGCAACGAATGTAGTACAATACGGAAGTAGAACTTTCGGAGAAATCAGAGCAGACCTGATTTCATTAATCAGACAAATGTATCCTGAAGTTCTTAGCGACTTCACGGATTCAAGTGTTGGTGCAATGCTTATCGACCTAAATGCTGGTGTAACTAATAACCTCAGTGTTAATACTGATAGGGCATTCCAAGAAACTCAGTTAGAATATGCCCAACAAAGAGCGAGTATTCTGAACATAGCCAAAAACATGGGATTTAATATTCCCGCTCGTAGACCGTCTGTTACTGTTGTTGATTTTAGTGTTGTTGTTCCTGTTCTTGGGAATGCTCCAGATGCCAGCTATTATCCAGTATTAAATGCTGGTGCGCAAGTACTTGGTGGTGGTAAAGTATTTGAGACTCAATCAAATATTGATTGGAATTCTGCTGTTAGTAGCCTTGGAGACCCCAATCGTAGTATAATTCCAAACCTTGATACGAATGGTATTCCTGTTAGTTACACCGTTACAAAAAGAGAGGTCGTTATAAATGGTGGAACAAGCATATTTAAAAAAATTATTAGTACCAGTGATGTCATTCCCTTCTACTCAATAACACTTCCAGACCCCGATGTTATTGAAATTGAGAGTATCATTCTTTTAGAGGGCACAAATACAACGACACCAACATCTGGACAGTTCAATGATTTTGATGTTAGATATTTCGAAGTAGATTATCTTGCGCAACAGCGTGTTTTCATTGAAGACGCATTGAATTCAAGTGCGAATACAACAACAAATGATATTAAGGCAGCGAAATGGGTTGATGTTACGAAAAAATTTATAAAGGAGTTTACTCCCAGAGGTTTTTGTAAACTAACTTTTGGTTCAGGAGATAGTGATGTTAATGCCTTTAAGGATGGCTTATTAAAAGAAGGTGTTAGTAATCGTGCGTTCCTTGAAAATTTCTTAAATAACACGGCTCTTGGTGAAAAATTAAAAGCTAATTATACGTTATTCGTTAAATACAGAACTGGTGGTGGTGTAGCTTCTAATATTGGTGCTGAAGTTCTTACACAACTTGGTTCATACACGTTAAGAGTGGAAGGTAGTCGTCAGGATGTCAACCAACAGGTTCAAAGAAGCCTACAAACAACGAATCCGATACCAGCAATTGGTGGTAATGATGGTCTGAGTACAGAACAAATAAGACAATTAATTAAATATAATTTTAGTAGCCAGAACCGAGATGTAACTCTAACCGATTATTTGTTACAGGTTTACAAAATGCCCGGGGAGTTCGGTTCGCCTTATCGTGCAAACGCATTTAAAGTTAATAATAAAGTTGTGATTAGTATTCTGGGAATTGATGATGCTGGTAAGTTAAGTAATACCAGTAATTCATTGTTGAAAACAAATATTACCGAATACCTCACCCAATATAGAATGATTAATGACTATGTTGAAATTAAAGACGGTAAGATTTATAATCTTGGATTTGAAATCGATGTCTATGTCGAAAACACCGCAGATAATCAAATCACAAACAGCATAATAACATTAGTTACTGATTATCTTGATATCACTGACCATGAAATGAATGAAGACATTTTTCTTGGTAGACTTGAAAAAGAAATTCTGAACGCCAATGGTGTGGTTAACGTGATTGATATCAAGGTATTTAATAAGGTTGGTGGTCAATATTCAACTAACACAATTGCACAGGGCATCACCAATACAAGTACTGGTGAAATTAAGATTGAAAATAATACAATTTATTCAACGCAAGATTCGATGTTTGAAATCAAGTATCCTGAGAAAGATATTAAGGTGTTGTTGAGAAAGAGTGTTAGTTAATGGAAAAAATAAAAAAAACAATATTACTGGCAGTAACAACAGGAACTACAATTACTGGTGGGACGATTATCATTCCAGATTTAAGCGTGGTTTATCATCTCAAAGTCGGATTGAAACAATCTGCACGAGATTTGGGGTTTTTTGATGCAACGGCAATTCCAGCACCACCACCCGATGAAACCTACAATTTTTTGGATAATGAGGGGAATGTTCTTGTGGATGATGTTGGTGATAATTTAATATTTTAATGATATGGCAGATAAGAAACTTTTTGAGGATTTAGTGCTGGGCACACCAACCAGTACCGACAGATTCGCTTTTGGTAAAGCGGGTAGTTCGTATAAAAATATAACGTTCGATAATTTCAAGACACAACTTTTTGGTGCAAGTGGTGGTGCTCTCAAACAAGTGGCACTTGAAATCGGTAGTTGGAATATGAACGATACTTTTGAGGGTGCTGGTGG